TATCATTATACCTGAAGCAGCACAAAAAATAGAAAATAAAGGTGTTGTTGTTGCTATAGGTGAAGGTATTACGGAAATTAAAATTGGAGATGAGGTTCAATATAGTGAGCATTGTTTACCAACAAAAATGTTGCATGATGATGAAGAACATTTACTGATCCATGAAGGTGATGTATATGCCAAATTTAAGTATGTATAAATCTATACCAACATATAAAAATAATTCTTGGACAACTACAGAATTTGAAACTAGACAAGATTTTATAGATTATGTTTTAAGTATATTTAATGTCCCTGGTCATTATGAGTTTAATGAACTTTCTTTTAAGTTTAATGAACAAGCTCAAATATTTAATGATCAGGGATTTTATTGTAATAAACCATTTAGATCTAAAGATTTTACTGAGTATTGGGAGGATCAAAAAAACAAATGTAGAGAAGGAGTTATTTACGCTAATGATAATAAGAGCTGGTATTTAACTAGAGATTATTATATGTGGTTAAACTTTTTACCAATCTTTGACAAAGAAGAAAAGAAATATGGTTTTGCCAAAGTACGTGATGCTCAGTATCATATGGCTTTATATGAATTACTTGCAGAACTGCACTATAAACATTCAGCTATATTAAAGAAACGTCAGATTGCATCTTCTTATTTTCATATGGGTAAAATTATAAATACCTATTGGTTTGAAGAAGGAAGTATTTGCAAGATTGGTGCATCACTTAAAGATTTTATAAATGATAAAGGTTCATGGAAATTTTTAGAAGAATATAAAACATTTTTAAATGAACACACTGCTTGGTATAGACCAAGTAATCCTGAAAAGGTTTTATTGTGGCAACAACAGATTGAAGTTAAAATTGGTAATAGAAAAACAGCAAGAGGATTAAAATCAAAAATACAAGGGGGTTCATTTGAAAAAAATGCAACTACCGGAGTAGGGGGACCATGTAGTTATTTCTTTCATGAAGAAGCTGGGATTGCTCCAAAGATGTCTGAGACATATGAGTACTTACGTCCTGCAATGTCTTCTGGTATGATTACTACAGGTATGTTTATTGCTGCCGGATCAGTGGGAGATTTGGAACAATGTAATCCTTTAAAAGAAATGATTACTAATCCAGCAGCAAATGATATATATGCCGTTGAAACTGATCTTATTGATGCAGATGGTACAATAGGTATGGCTGGTTTATTTATTCCAGAACAATGGTCAATGCCACCATACATAGATGACTATGGAAATTCATTAGTAAAAGAGGCTGAACAAGCAATTGCTGAAGAAAGAGAAAGATGGAAGAATGAATTAAATGGAGAACAGTTCCAATTAAGAATATCTCAGAAACCATTGAATATTGCTGAAGCATTTGCATATAGAAAAGCATCTGTATTTCCACAAGGGATTCTTAGTAGACAACAAAAAAGAATAGAAGAAAAAGAATACCCTTATGAACTTATTGAATTAGATAGAGATGAAAAAGGGATCTTTGCAAAAAGAACAAACAAACTTCCAATAAGTAGATTTCCTGTAGACAAAAAACAAGTGGATAAGACAGGAAGTATTGTTGTTTGGGAACGTCCTGTCAAGAGTCCTGAGTTTGGGGCTTATTATGCCTCTATTGACCCCGTATCAGAAGGTAAGACTACTACATCAGATTCCTTATGTAGTATTTTTGTTTATAAGAATGCAACAGAGGTTACAAGAACTATGATATCTGGAGATGTAGAACAATTCTTAGAAAAGGATAAAATTGTAGCATCATGGTGTGGTAGATTTGATGATATTAATAAAACACATGAAAGATTAGAATTAATTATAGAATGGTATAATGCCTGGACTATAGTTGAGAACAACATATCTTTGTTTATACAACATATGATTTCTAGAAAGAAACAAAGATATTTAGTACCTAAACAACAAATTTTATTCTTAAAAGATCTTGGTTCAAATAGTACAGTATATCAAGAGTATGGGTGGAAGAATACAGGTACATTATTTAAAAGTCATTTGATATCATATGCAATTGAATTTCTAAGAGAAGTTATAGATGAAGAAACTGATATAGGTGGAGTTGTTACAAAACAAACATTAGGTGTTGAAAGAATACCTGATGGAATGCTTATAAAAGAAATGCTAGCTTATTATCCTGGACTTAACGTAGATAGACTTGTAGCATTTGGAGCTTTAGTTGCCTTTGTGAAAATACAACAATCAAACAGAGGTTTTTCAAAAAGACGTGAATCAGAAGAGAAATCTTTGGTAAATTCAGAAAATTTGTATAAATTAAAGTATAGTCCGTTTAAAAATATTGGACGTAGTGGAAACAATACTGGAAATACAATAAAAAGATCAGGCTTTAAAAATTATAAATAAATTAACTAAATTAAATTTAGAATGAAAGTACTTAATGCAATGCAGTTAAAGGCCGGTGCAAAAAAAACAGAAGGACCTACTTTTTCTAGTTTAACACAGCCTATTCAATTTTTACCTTATAGTGAAAAAACAGATGATTGGGCAGCATGGAACTTAGATTGGTTAGAACTACAAGGTATTCAATTTTTGAAACTCAACGCTAGAAGGCTTTTAAAAAATTATAAATTAGCTAAAGGTATAATAGATAAAACAGATTATATAGTTGAACCTGACAATGACTATAAAGATTTAATGGATGTTTTAACTAAAGAAAATGACTCTGCTTTAGAACTTAAATTTTATCCTATTATTCCAAATGTAATTAATGTATTAAGTGGAGAATTTTCCAAAAGATACAATAAGGTACAATTCAGAGCAGTTGATGATAGATCATACAATGAAATGCTTGAGCAAAAAAGAATGCAAGTTGAAGAAGCATTACTTGCAGATGCTGAAAGAAAGTTAGTTGAAAAGATGATTCAAATGGGAATGGATCCATCATCTGAAGAAGCACAGCAACAACTTGCTCCAGAAAGTATTAAATCATTACCTGAAATTGAAGACTTCTTTAGTAAGTCATACAGAAGTTCTGTTGAAGAATGGGCTACTCATCAATTAAATGTTGATGAAGAAAGATTCAAAATGCAAGAACTTGAAGAAAGAGGTTTTAGGGATATGCTTATTGCTGATAGAGAGTTTTGGCATTTCCGTATGTTAGAAGATGATTATGATATTGAATTATGGAATCCTGTTTTGACATTCTATCAAAAGTCTCCAGATCAAAGATATATTTCTGACTCAGCATATGTTGGTAAAGTAGATTTAATGACAGTATCTGATGTAGTAGATAAATATGGATATTTAATGAATCAACAACAATTAGAATCATTACAAAGAATTTATCCAGCAAGATCTGCACAATATCAAGTTAATGGATATCAAAATGATGGTTCTTATTATGATGCAACAAGATCACATGCTTGGAATACTAATGCACCAGGTTTAGCATATAGACAATATACAAGTAATTATATGGCTGATCCTGCAAGAGGAGGTGATATATTAAATCAAATTTTAGGAGAAAGTGAAGACTTAGCTTATTTTGGTGATAGTAATTTAATGAGAGTTTCTACAATTTATTGGAAGACACAAAGAAAAATTGGCCATCTTACTAAAATAGAATTTGATGGTGAAGTAACTCAAGAAATAGTTGATGAAACATTTAAAGTAACAGAAAAAGCTATTTATGATACATCAATATTTAAAAATAAAACCAAGGATACATTATTACAAGGAGAACATATTGATTGGATTTGGATTAATGAAATTTGGGGTGGTGTAAAAGTTGGGCCTAATGTACCTGCAATGTGGAAGAGTTCAACAAGTAGTGAAATAAATCCTATATACTTAGGTATTAATAGAACTAAACCAGGTAGATTACCATTCCAATTTAAAGGAAATAATTCTTTATATGGATGTAAGTTACCAGTAGAAGGTAGAGTATTCTCTGATAGAAATACTAGATCTACTTCTTTAGTAGATTTGATGAAAGCATATCAGGTTGGATATAATATGGTTAATAACCAGATTGCTGATATCTTAATTGATGAGTTAGGTACAGTAATTATGTTTGATCAGAATGCATTACCGCGTCATTCTATGGGAGAAGATTGGGGTAAAAACAATTATGCTAAAGCATATGTAGCAATGAAAGATTTTCAAATGCTTCCATTAGATACATCAATCACTAATACTGAAAATGCTGTAAACTTCCAACACTATCAGACTCTGAATATGGAGCAAACTAGTAGGTTAATGAGTAGAATACAATTAGCTAATTATTTTAAACAACAATGTTTTGATGCAATAGGTATTAATCCTCAAAGGTTAGGTGGTGCTATTGCAGCAGAAACAGCTACTGGAGTAATGAATGCAATGCAGCAGTCATATGCTCAAACAGAAATTTATTTTGTACAACATTCTGATCAACTTATGCCAAGAGTACACCAAATGAGAACAGACTTAGCGCAGTTCTATTATAGTACTAATCCAAGTGTAAGATTGAGTTATATATCTAGTGAAGCAGAAAAGGTAAACTTTACAATCAATGGTACAGATCTTTTATTAAGAGACTTCAATGTATTTGCTACAACTAAAACAAATCATAGAGCTATTCTTGAGCAGTTAAAACAAATGGCATTAACTAATAATACTACCGGTGCTAGCATATATGAACTTGGAAATATTGTTAAAGCTTCTTCTATTTCTGAAGTAACAGATATCTTAAAAGATTCTGAAACAAGAATAGCAGCACAAAGACAAGAAGAAATGCAACAACAACGTCAGATGCAAGAACAACAGTTACAAGCACAGGCACAAGAAGCTCAAATGAAAGCACAATTAGAACAACAAGAAGCTGAAAAAGATAGACAGAATGATATTACAATTGCTGAAATTAGAGCTGCAGGATATGGAGCCGGTGTTGATGTAAATAAAAATGAGATAAATGATTACCAAGATGCGTTAAAAGATATTAAGGAGACAACTCAATATAGAGAACAAATGAATATGAAACGTGAGGAGATGGTAACTAAGTCATCTACAGAAGCTCAAAAACTTCAAGTTGAAAGAGAAAAAATTGCAGCACAAACACAAATATCAAATAACCAATTAAATATAGCCATACAGAACAAGAATAAATATGATGTTAAAAAACCAAAAGATAAATAGTTTACGTTAGCTATATACTGCAAAAAACTTTATAATTTTTCAAATATTATAAGTTTAATATAGTGTAAATTAAATAAAGATTTATTATATTATTGATATAAGTATTAATTATTAAACCAACAATAAGATGAGTACCAAAAACAACACTATGAATAGTAATGTAGAAACTTTAGATATTGACTTAGATACAATATTCAATGCAGCACCTAGCGGTGATGATATGACTTTACCATCTGGAAAAGATTCTAAAACTACAAACAATATTTTTTCAGGAATAAATAAAAAAGCAGATTTTTCATTTGCTGATCCAGATGCAGATGATGCAGATGATTTAACTGACAAAGGTAAAAATGCAACATCAAATGCTGATCTTCTTGGAGATGATGATGAAGATGACATTACACCTAAAACAACTAAAGAAGATACTAAAAGTATTCTTGATAGTTTAGGTGAAGATGATGATGAAGAAAAAAAAGAAACTAGAGGTAGAAAATCTATTTCTGGAATTTCAGATGTTTTTTCAAAAATGATTAAAGAAGATAAATTAGTTCCATTTGATGATGAAAAATCATTTGATGAATATACAGCAAAAGATTGGGAAGAATTGATTGAAGCTAATTTAGAAGAAAAAGCTAATCAAGTAAGACGTGAAACACCTAAGCAGTTTTTTGCTAGTTTACCTGAAGAGTTACAAATTGCAGCTAGATATGTAGCAGATGGTGGTACTGATTTAAAAGGTTTGTTTTCAACTTTAGGACAAGTAGAAGAAACTAAGGATTTAGATATTAAATCTGAAAGAGATCAAGAGATTATAATTAAAGAATATTTAAATGCTACCGGCTATGGTACCTCTGAAGAAATTGATGAGGAGATTGAAATTTGGAAAGATTTAGGAAAACTTGAACAACAAGCTGCTAAGTTTAAACCAAAGTTGGATAAGATGGCAGAGCAAATTGTTATTAGAAAAGTGCAAGAGCAACAAATAAAACAAAAACAACAAGAGCAAGCATCTAAAGCTTACATGCAAAATGTATATGATACTTTAAAAGATGGTAATCTTGGAGATATTAAAGTAGATAGAAAGACTCAAGCAATGTTATATAATGGTTTAGTTCAACCAAGTTATCCTTCAGTAAGTGGAAGAAATACAAATCTATTAGGACACTTATTAGAGAAGTATCAGTTTGTAGAACCAAACTACGCATTAATATCAGAAGCATTATGGTTATTGCAAGATCCACAAGGATATAAAGCAAAGATCATGGATAAAGGAGCTCAACAAAGTATTGAGCAAACAGTAAGAAAATTAAAAACAGAACAAGGTAATCATAGTTCAACATCTCTTGGTATCCAAGATAAAGATGAAGAGACAAGAAGACAACCAACAAAAAAATTGCCAAGAACCAACAACATTTTCAAAAGGATTTAACAATCAAATATATAAACAATTAATAACTAAAAACAAGTAAAAATTATGGCAACTCCAGTATTAAATAATGGGATTTTCCTAAGAGATACTAGCTACAAAGCAAGTTCTCATGTTGATTCTTATCACTTGACTCAGATGCTAGGTTCAGCAGAACCTATGGATATGGGACCAATTGATTTATGGGCAATGACTCAAAAAGTTGAAATGCCTCTTT